TGCTCATGCCATGGTGTATGGCAATGTTTGGGTGATTGTGGACAAACCCACCACAGAGGCCTACACAAGAGCAGATGAATTGCAGCAAGGCATACGACCATATCTCAGCTTGTTCACTCCAGAAAATGTATTGGATTGGAAATACGAACGTCAACCCAACGGTTACTATCAATTGACCTATCTCAAAGTGAAAGAAGAAGTGGTTGATCGCACTCAGTATGTGCGAGAATACACTCCCACAGAAATCAGTGTGTACAAAATCACCGGCGATGATCGCAAAGGCAAGTATGAATACACCATACAGAATCAATTGGGACAAATACCTGCAGTGTGTGTGTACAATCAACGCAGCAACATCAGAGGCATTGGTGTGAGTGCTGTGGCAGATATTGCAGACGTGCAAAAAGAAATATTTGAATTTTCATCAGAGATTGAACAAATTATTAGATTGACCAATCACCCATCGCTGGTCAAAACAGCAGATGTGGAAGCAGCAGCAGGTGCTGGTGCCATTATTCAGATGCCACAGAACATGGATCCCAATCTAAAACCTTATTTGCTACAACCCAACGGCAGCAGCATTGAGAGCGTGCTGAATGCCATACAGAAAAAAGTGGACAGCATTGATAGAATGGCATCACTGGGCGGCATCAGAAGCATAGAATCACGCAGAATGAGCGGCATTGGATTGCAGACTGAATTTCAACTGTTGAATGCCAAACTTTCTGACCTTGCAATGAATTTAGAATTTGCTGAAGAACAAATTTGGAGATTATGGTCACGCTATCAAGGACAAGTGTGGAATGGTATGATTGAATACAGCAGAACATTTTCTGTGCAGGACAAGGCCAATGACATTGCCATGCTGAAGATGGCCAAAGATTCCAACATTGAAAATCCTGCAATCAAAGCAGAAATTGACAAGATGATCTACGAAATTATCAAAGGCGAACCCTATAAAGAATCTTTGGAGATTGAAGACGAAGAAGAATCTGTGACAGCAATTGCAGAACCTGCAGCAACAGTAGTGGAGTTGGATGATGACGCGCAAGATTAATTCACTATCCACGCATGAAAAGATCTGTGCTGAAAGAATGAAGACACTGATTAAAACCATTGATGAAATGAAAACACAACTCAAAGACATGAGTGTGGAAATCAAAGATTTGCGTGTGGACATGAGCAAAGGCAAAGGCGCTATCATGCTGTTGATTATATTGGGCGGAGTTATCGGCACACTGATCAGCATTGTTAAATTTTGGAGATGACCACCATTTGTAAGTGTTGTGCATTGCCCAATCACACTCTGCATTGGCATCAAACCGCAAAAGGTTTTGTGTGTGTAGGTTGCTACTACAATCGCAGAGCAGAACAATCCAAAATAGAATTGAAATATCCCAAAACACCCACCACTCACACCATTTGTGCTAAATAACAGCATCACTGCATAGGCAGGGAGTAGACTCAACTCAAACCAAGAGGTAATATAATGAACGCAGAAAACGCGGTAAAAGACTCTCAGAAAACTGTTCAATCTGAACCTACAAAGGTGCAACAACAGGCGGACAACCCAGACACAAATTCTAAAATGTTGACACAAGAAGAAGTCAACAAGATTGTGGCAGAACGTGTAGAACGAGAAAGATCCAAGTTCGAGAAGAAATTCGGAAACATAGATCCAGATCACTACAAACAACTGGTGGAAGAAGCTGAACAAAAACGCCAAGCTGAATTACAAAAGCGCGGGGAATTTGAAAAACTTTTGAAGGAGCAATCTGAAAAATTTTACAGTAAGATCCAACAATACGAATCAGAACTAACCACTATTAAAGTTGACGGCACATTGTTGTCGGCAGCATCTGAAAACAAAGCAATCAATCCACAACAAGTGGTAAGATTGTTGAAAGATCAGATCAAGCTGAACGAAGCAGGTGCAGTGGACGTTCTCGACAATCAAGGCAAGGTGAGATACGATGACAAGGGAAACCCTGTGCAAGTATCACAACTTGTGACAGAATTTCTGGATGCCAATCCACATTTCAAAGCAGCTGGACCGCAAGGTTCTGGCACTGGCAATGCGGTGGGCAAACAGGCGTCAGTGGTTGAAACAGACATAACCAAACTAAACATGAACAACCCTGGTGATCGAGAACAATACAAACAAATTCTCAAAAGCAAGGGCGTTCGCATTTAACTTAAGGAGTTAAAATGGCAGATGAAGTAACAGCGTCGATTATATCAGAACTCTACGCAAATATAGTTCAGTCAGCAATTTACACGCTGAGTGAACAAACAGTAATAAGACCCCTAGTGGCCAATTATGATCTAAGCGGCACACCAGGATTAGTAGCACAAATACCAATCTTCCCAGCGGTATCAGCATCAGCAGTTAATGATAATGCTGATCTTTCAAACACAGCGTTCAACACCACAAAAGTTGACGTGACTTGTAGTGAAATTGGTGCTATGATCAAATTAACTGACTTAGGTAGAGAATCAGCAGCACAAGATGTTGCGGTTGCTATCGGAAGACAGTTAGGCGATGCAATGGCCAAAAAAGTTGACACAGACTTGGCAGCATTGTTTACTGGTTTCTCACAATCAGTGGGCACAGGCAACACAGAACTAACAGCAGACTTGTTTTTCAAAGCAGGTGCATTATTAAGAAATGCACAAGCTCCAGGACCACTTGTTGCTGTGATTCATCCTTATCAAGGATATCAACTAAGAAAAGTGCTTACAAACGCAGGCGCTAACGTGATCAACCACAATCTTTCAGACGTGGGTAATGAAGCGTTAAGATCTGGGTTTATTACTACTATAAATGGAATCAGCATATTTGAATCCACAGTGGTAACAGGAGCATCAGACGGTGCATTTGTGGGAGCAGTAATGAGCTCACAAGCACTTGCATACGTTCTAAAAAGAAATATGCGTATTGAAGAACAAAGAGATGCGTCATTTAGAGCTACAGAATATGTAGGTTCTATGGCGTACGGTGTATCAGAGTTAGTTGACACTTATGGTGTTAAATTGCTTGCTGATGCAAGAGTAACTAACTAATCCAATTAGTCAGTTGAATAAGAGAGGGCCTGCAAGGGCCCTTTCTTGTTTATAAAACTCCAGATAGATAAATAACAATCACAACTGGTTCACAGGCAGTACCTGTAACCCTACACAAGGAAGTACCTTATGGGCATAACCCTAGCGACTATAGAACACGTCAAGGAATACGAACCTGACATCTTAAATTACGGCATAGCTGATTTCACCAACGAACTATTGAAAGCACAAGAAGATGTGTTGAGAGATTTACGCATCAGATGGTGGCCCACACAACAAATAGGATTGTTTGATATCAAAGTTTTGGGCACTGGACAACAGGAACCTGACGAGGACCTATACAACACAGCTCAATTTAGAAGAGCAACTGCCTATCAAGCATTGGGGTTTCACATCTATCCCAAACTGGCCAAGTTTGAACCAGACCTAGATTTATTTGAACGCAAAATGGAATTCTATCGCAAAGAGTATGAGAGAGAATTTGATTTGGTGTTGAGAGACGGAGTGGAGTATGATTTGGACAGTTCGGGCACAGTGACAGATTCCGAAAGACAAACTGAATCATTCCTACGCCTCAAAAGGTAAGGCATGAGCAACAGAGAAGATATCACAGTCAATATCATACAGGTGTTGTCAGACATGACACCACCCAGACCTGCATTCATCACACGCGAACCATTTGATGTGAACAAATTGGCCATCACACAGTTTCCAGCTGTGCTGATCACCACTGGCAATGAAACACGCACAGACATCAGCATGGGTGGAGCAAGACGTGGTGTGATAGAAGTGAACATCAGAGGTTTTGTGAGATCTGATGGCAGAGTGGGACAGATACAGACCGTGGATCAAAAACGCAACGAAATGATCGAACGCATAGAAGAAACTCTCAACACTGCAAGAAACAGAGAATTGGGAGCAACCAGAGCAGCAACCACACTGGTGCGATCAGTAGAAATTATAGAAAGGACTCCGCCATTGGGTGAGTTTTTGATTATTGCTGAAGTGCAATACTCATTCACCATCAGCGCAGTTTAAACAATGAAGATATTTTTTTCACAACCAAAAGAAAAAAATTCAGTGCCTCAGAGCAAGCGATTACAATTGCAGGCCACAGGCATACTGATTAAGGATTGGCGCAATGTAGAATTGCGTCAAGTAAACAACAACATTAAACCCAAGGAGTAACCAAATGGCAACATTAACAGGACAATTAGGCCAAGTGAAAATCGGAAACGATTCAGCAGGCGCAGAAACGGCCATAGCAGAAATCAGATCATGGACAGTGGAAGTAACCAAAGAAGTGATTGAAAACACAGCTATGGGAGATGTTTCAAGAACTTACTTGCAAGGTCTGCAAGACTTTACAGGATCTATGGAAGTGATCTATGACACGCTGCACACCACAGCAACCAAAGCATTTTCACCAGAAAGCAATGACGACTTGTTTGTGGACTTTATTACCAGTTCAGCAGCAGGCAGTCAAAAGTTTTCAGGACAAGTGATTGTGACATCAGTGTCAAGAACAGCAAGTTATGATGACTTGATTACTGCCACAGTGAACTTCCAAGGCACAGGCGGCATAACAGTAGGCACAGTATAATAAGGCACAGGAGCAACCAGACTATGTTGAATGTAAAAATAACAAATGGTCCCAAGGCAGTGCAAGATCTTCAAAGAGATTTGGAGAAATACACTGCCCAGGTTGCTCAAACTTTCTATGAAGAAATCAAACGGGCCACACCCATAGACAAAGGCAGAGCAAGACGCGGATGGAACTTATACCGCAAACAAAAAGTATGGCATGTGAATAATCGTGTGCCATATATTAATGTTCTTGAAGAAGGACACAGTAAACAAGCACCTAATGGTATGATTGAACCTGCCATTAGACAAACTATGAGGAGAACCAAATGAGTATATTAGACAATGCCAAAGGGCATTTTAAAGAAAGATTAGCAGGCGGATTGAAAAAGATCACTGTGGATGAATGGAAGACAGATATCTATTACAAAACCGCTTATCCTTTTGCAGTGGAAAGCAGAATCATTCAATTGCAACAGGAAGGTAAAACTGTGGAAGCATTGGTGGAAACCATCATTGCCAAAGCATTGGATCCAGAAGGCAAACCCATGTTCAATAAATTTGACAAGTTCACATTTATGAATGAGGTTGATCCCAATGTGATCTTAAGAGTGTGTGGCGCCTTAAACGCTGCTCCGGAGTCGGTTGAGGCAATCTCAAAAAACTCCTA